ACTATTGGAGTTAAGAATGAAAATACAATCTAGAAAAAGCAACGGAACCAGAATTTTTTCTATTAGTCGCAAAGGTAAGACTTTAGTAAACGGACTATTTAGAAAACGGAAGGGCTTGAAACTACATAGGATTAAAACTAGTAAGCAATCCTATAAGGTTTTATTTGGGTTTTCTAGCGGTGATACATTTAAACAAGTACACTTTATCTGTTTCACCATAGGTATTGAAAAGAGAATACCTAAAGAAAATAGGGAATTGTATAATTGGGAAGCAATCCCAACCAATATAATCTAGATAATCCTACCTAACCCAACAGGGTCGTGACTAGTTAAATCTAGTACGACCCTTAAGGGGTAGATAAACAACATAGGAGTATTTTAAAATGGCACTAAGTAGAAAACACTTTGAAAGAGTAGCGGAGATATTAGGAACAACTAATGTTCCAGAAAAAACGATTGAGGAATTTGGGCAATTCTTTGCTCAAGAAAACCCACGTTTTGATTATAATAGGTTTTATGATGCGATAGATAAGCACGCTCAAGTTAAACGCTGGACATAATGTCAGTAGAAAATATTGTAAAAATCTATCGGTTATCCACGCCGGAAGAGAAGAAAAATGGTGTAGTCTGGTATGCTAAAGCATTATCAGACTGTACCAGAATCTCAATTGATCTGGACGTACCTTGTCATATTGTAACTGGTGTTATATCCGCACTATCGCCGAATAATAAATGGGATAGGAATATTATAAACGCTAGGGATTTAATCGTTGCGTTTTTAAATGGTGATGGTATAGATAGTGTTAAAGTATCCACCTATAACGCTATGAAAATTAAAGCTTGGTCTATACTTGAAAAAATGCCTGACCATAGTGGCGTAATTAAGATATTGAATGGTCAGAAAATAACCTCATTCTATAGAAATATTATGGGTGACGATACGTGTACAGTAGACGGACACGCAAAAAATATTTACTATGGGGAGAGGCATGGTCTAACGTCCGATAAAACTAACGTGGGTAAAAAAGAGTATATCATTATTTCTAACGCCTATGTACAGGCTGGTAAAAAAGTTAGGTTAAATGGGAGACCATTAAAAGCTTTTGAAATTCAGGCGATTACATGGGTAACATGGAGAAGAATTCACAACATAACTTAGGGGTTTAAAATGAATAGTTATATTTTTATATTTAATTTGGTTTTCTTTTTGTTTACTTTTGCTTTAATACTCTCGACTCTTAATAGTTAAACTTGATAGGCTGGCTATAGTTAAGTAGCTGGCCTATTTTTTTTCTATTTATCCTAGAAAATTGCAGCAATGTGTGACATATATGCAACACAATTAGTAGTGTCAAGCAAAAAATGTAGGTTAGTTGTGCGTGTAGTGCATATCAGGTATGCAAAAGTATCATTGGAAAAGGCTGTTTTATTTTGCTATAAATAAACAAGTTAAACAACATAGGAGTAAAAACTAATGAAATACAATGCAAGAATAACCATGTTGAACGACATAGTAGAAAGAGACTTTGCTAGTATGTCTGACAAGGAAATTCTCTCGATTGCTAAGGTAGCATATAAGAGAGAGTTGAATAAGCTAGATGATGATAGACTAGTGAGTAGATTCGCTGATGCTTTTGGCATTACTGGATGTAATACTTATGAGGAAATGGTAGGGTAGTATGTCCAGATTTATAATAGAATTAGTGGCACTATCCTGTTGGCTAATGGGCATGGTGTCTGTTGTGTTAATTTTACATGGAGTAATTGCGCTATGAGTTTACCTAATGTAGTTATGAGTTTTCTTGAAGACAGGTATGAGGAGGCTCTGGGTCATGGGTTCAGTGAAGAGGGTGCTAAAGAGTACGCCCACTGGATGCATGAAGTAGAAGGTAAAGGTAATATTGAGTTGTATAAGGCTCATAAACTTGCTGAGTTGAGACAGTTACTAGGAACCTAATACTACCGACACCACCACCATTACTTACGGACTTTTTAATAGAGAACAGGAGGGTATAAGGATGCGTTGTAAAGTTTGCGACAAAAGACTTGAGCAAGGTGAGTTGTCTAAGAAAGATAGACACGGATCTTTTCTGGACACTTGTAGAAATTGTATGGCTAGTGTGTATGAGGTGACTACAGAGTTCGAGTTGATGCAGAATGTAGTCGGGTTAAAGATGGTTGCTGATGACTACTTTAGCAACGATGAAAATAAATAACTTGACAGGATTATTTTTACTCATTAGAATACTTAAGTAGTCAGGAGATAACATTATATGTTATTCTTTAAGTTAAAAACTTAAGACTACTTAAGTATACCTAAGATACCTAAGGAGGTAGTTGTGCTAAAGAGACAAAAGTCTAAGTTAAGGAATAGAAAAAATTTCTTAAGTAGAAACCCCATCAAGAAGGGTATGGATATGGTCTGTAAACCAAAGGTTTTTAGGTCTAGACGTAACGACCTGTTGGACAAGGTAGCCCTACAGGAGATAACAGAATATTTCAACAACAAACAAGACGAGGTGTAGTATGTTATTCTTTGACCACGACAAGATTAATTTTAAAGTCGAGAAGTTCCCACTGGTGAACCAATGGACTGAGGATCTAGGTTATCATAAAGAGGAAACAGTTCCTAGCAGTGTGGGCGTAGGTATCAGACGTAAGGATACTAAGGAACCACTAGGCATAGTCTCTGATGACTACTTCCCTGTTCAGTATGCAGAAATAGTAGACGGAGTAGAACAGGCACTAGTTAAGTCTGGCCTAGATACTACTGATGCTGAGTTCACTACTAACACCTATGCCAATGGTGCTCAGTTAGAATTAAGAGCAAAGTTTCCAGCCCATGAGACAGAGGTAGTAGGAGACAGGGGATATATAATTCCTGAGTTTGTATTTCGTACTTCCCACAACAGGACATGGGCTAACAACGGCATGATAGGATACTGGCGTTCAGTGTGCTTTAACACTCTGGTCAACGGCAGTAAGCTGGCGTATGTCTACGGCAGACACACCAAACATTTTAATGTAGACTTGTTTGCCAACAAGGTCAGGACTGCTGGAGAATATATATCTGGTGAGGGTCTGGAGCAGATGCGTAACTGGTTCGACACTAGGATTACTAGGGATCAGGCTATAGACCTGTTCACTAAGACACTCGCTAAACGCACCGACAATATCACAGGTAAAAAGGTAGCCAATAAAGTTATGTTGTCTAACCTTATGCGTATTTTTGACCAAGAGAACGACCACCTACACAAGAGGTCTAGCGACAGTAAGGACTACTCATGGCAGTCTGGTACACTATGGACTGCCTACCAAGCTGGCACTGACTGGTCTTCTCACTCTCATGGGTGCAAGGGTAAGTTCCACAATGTCAGGGTGTCCAGAGAGGACAAGGTTAAGAAGATGATTACATCACCTGAGTGGAAGGAGTTGGAATCAGTAGCATAATTTTAAGCCTCACTGAGAGCCGTCTTTTTCTAGGGTACTTACCCCCCAGAGCATATAGAGATGGCTACTCAGTGGCTCTTAAAATGGATCGAATTTTAGCAAAACTGGCGTTAGGAGGGTAAAATGCCACCATTTAAGGATTGGGTCATATTATTTACAGGTGTAGCAGTTATAATAGGTTTTGTATTTTTTGTAGTTAGTATTGCAGGATGAACTGCTGGCACTGTCATACCAGATTAATCTGGGGAGGTGATCACGATATAGATGAGGAAGATGAGAACTATAGTATAGTCACTAACCTGAGTTGTCCTAATTGTGGGAGTATAGTAGACGTTTATTATCCAAAGGAGACAGAAGATGAGTAATCCAGAATATACTGTAGGTGTATGGGACATGACATTCTACAAGATTGATGCAGAAACTGACGAGCCATTACAAAACGAGGATGGTACAACAAAAGTATTCTACTCTAATAACATAGATGCTGGCTACTGGGCTAGTGGAATTGATCCTGATGACTTGATAGAAATGGAGGAACTAGAGTACAGTTCAAATACACACCATAGTGAGAATCCTGTACAAACAAAATTACAGGAGGTGCTATTTGATTTGTATGATAACAAGCAGACTGATCTAGCAGAGAAACTTGAAGAGATTGAAGTTGAACTCTTTATAGCTGAGAAATGGAGAAACGTAAAGTCAGGTAACACTTTAAAGTAAAGGAGGGACAGGATGAGTAACTTGGTAGTGTTTAATGATAGCCATAAGAGTGATGGCTTTGAACAAGGTGTTGCTCTAATCAATAAGAAATTAGAGAAGCATGAGTTAAGAGTTAAGTTACAATTCATAGAGGACTATGAGAGCAATGAAGGTGAGTTCGCATGGGCTGTGTCTATAGTCCCTGATGATCTGCCTGTATCTGAGAGAGAATCTGGGGGTAGACTTTATTATTAATCTAGGAGGGAAGAAGATGCCTGAAGAATTTGAACACGACTTGATTGGAGTTCTGCAAGAACATTATGGTAAGAACTTTGACTATAACTGGGACAGTGAAGAAGGTGGATTTTATATTCGACTGAGGGTATGGGAGGAGCCAGAATATGGTTGAGCCGATAGCATCCTTATACCCAGTAGCTCCTACTTCAGTATACTGGGAGAACAGGATAGGTGGCAGTAGTGAGGGGAGTAGGACTATGTCTATATCTGTTCAACCACTACTGGTCTATGATAAGCATGGTAATTTAATTGAGATCCCAGACAGGTCATGGGGCATAGCCGTAGTAGCATAGGAGGTAGTGTAGTGAAAGAGCAATTAGATTTAAACCTAATGAAGTCTGGCATAGACGAAGTGTTTATTGTATTCCAGCATGATGGCTATGAATACAGTAATGTAGTGGGTGTATTTAGCACTAAGAAATCTGCTGAGGAGTTAGTAGATAAACTAACTGAGGATGAGCGTGGTGTTTTCTACAATCACTATTACAAAAAGTATCCTGTGAATAAAGTTGTTGACAGGATATTTAATTTAAACTAGACTATAGTAGTAGTCGTTAATTAACGGAGGTTCGTATGATAACAGAAGGTGTAGTAGCGTTCAGCAATTTGGCTGAGACAGAAAAGTTCAATGGTCAGGACACTGGTAAGTATTCCATTGTTCTTACCCTAGAACAGGAGGAAGCTGACAAGCTCTCTGATGCTGGTATTATTGTTAAGGAATATAAGAACCAGCCACAGCGTAAGTTTGTGACTAAGTTTCCTAACTTTCCTGTGATGGATACTGAGGGTGATACTATTGATAAGTATATTCCCTATGGTTCCAAAGTCAGGGTACTGTGGGAACCGGGTAAACCTCACCCGACTCATGGTGTTGCGCCTTATTTCAAGAAGATTAAAGTTCTTGAGATGGCACAGCATGACGACTCATCTATTGATGATGAGGACTTCTAGTTGTTGAAAGTGTATAGGGGGCTTGGGAATTATTCTGAGTCCCCTATTTTTTCAGAGGTATCTTTATGTTAAAAGAAAAGTCAAAGGTAGTTAAAAAAATCCCATGCCCTAAGTGTAGGGAAGAGGGTAGAGATACTAAGGGAGACAATCTGGCCTTGTATGATGATGGTCATAAGTATTGTTTCGCCTGTACTTACACAGAATTTTCAGATGGGCAGACTATTACACTGTCTGATTTAAAAACGGAGTTTGAAATGTCAGGAACTAGCGGTGCTATAAGAGACAGACGTATTTCCTCTGCGATAACTTCTAAATTTGGAGTTACAGTTGAGTACAATAAGGATAATTCCATAAGCAAACATCACTACCCATACTCTGATAAGAATGGTAACGTTATTGCATCTAAGGTTAGGGATGTAGCGTCAAAAGGTTTTCATACTACAGGTAACTTTGAGGAGTCGTGCTTGTTTGGTCAGCATCTATGGCGTGAGGGTGGTAAGTACGTGACCATCACTGAGGGTGAACTGGATGCGATGGCAGTGGCAGAAATGTTTGACGGCAAGTGGCCTGTAGTATCTATTAAGACAGGATCAGCAGGTGCGTCTAAAGATATTAAGGCCAACCTAGAGTGGCTTGAAACTTTTGAGAATATTGTTATCTGTTTCGATCAGGATGAAGCTGGTAAGAAAGCAGTAGATAGTATACTTCCCCTGTTCTCTCACAACAAAGCAAAGATTGTTGACCTTCCTATGAAGGATGCAGGGGATATGCTTAAGGAGAAGAAGATACAAGAGTTCGTCAAGTGCTGGTGGGATGCTAGGCCATATCGTCCAGTAGGCGTGGTGTCCTTCGGTGATGAGGAGTGTTGGGATGCCTTTGTGACTAGGGGTACAGAGGAGATCATCCCTCTGCCTAATGCCTATGGCTCTCTTAATGCCATGATGAATGGTGGTCTGGCTTCTGGTGAGGTTACTGTGATAGGTGCGCTTACGTCTATAGGTAAGACCACTATGGTATTCAATCTGCTATACGACATGGTGCTTCAGTCCTCTAAGAAGATAGGTGCTGTGTTTCTTGAGTCAGACTTAGGTGAGACTATAGAGAAGATAGTATCCCTTCACAGTGGCGAGAACATAAGTCTGGTTCCCCACAAGAATAGAGACAACTCTCTATACAGGGAATACTATGATGACTTTAAGGACAAGTCTAATGTCCACATACTAAAGCATCTAGGGTTCTCTGATGTTGATGCCCTGTTCTCTAAGATGCGGTGGATGGCAGTAGGTGAGGACTGTGATGTTATAATACTAGATCCTCTCCATGCCTGTGTGCGGTCTAATGAGAACGGACAGATAGATGAGTTCATGGATCGTTGCCTTAAGTTAGCTAAGGAGACAGGGGTATCCATTATCATCATATCCCACATGAGGAAACCAGCAGGTAAAGATCCTCATGATGTCAACGAGTATGATCTTAAGGGGTCTGGTTCCATTAATCAGATAGCCTTTAATACTATACTTCTCAGTAGGGACAAGCTTTCTGATGATGAGTACACTAGGAACTCAACTAAGGTACAGCTAGTGAAGTGCCGTAGGACTGGCAGGACTGGATCTGCTGGCTGGATGTACTATGAAGAGAGCACAGGCCGTATGGTGGCTGGTGTTGAACCTCAAGTTAGGGCGGTAGAAGATGAAGAATTCTAAGAACCCATATGATATTAAGTATCATACTAAAGTGAGAGCAAGAAGAGAAGCTTACATTTTAAATAAGACTGGAGGAAAGTGTCAGTTATGTGAGCAACACTGGCCTTCAGATATACTTTGTTTCCACCACCTTGACCCTAAAGAAAAAGAATTTAATTTATCCGTAAGGAGTTGGGGCAATAAAAATTTAAATAAAGCCTTGGAGGAAGCAGATAAGTGTGCTATCCTATGTATGAACTGTCACGCTCTAGAACACAAAGCTTTAAACAGAGGTGAGACTTTATTAAATGACAAAGAAGCTTATAGTAGATATAGAAACAAACGATTTTCCGGTGAGCCAAGTGTGGATGATCGGAACGAAAGACCTTCAGACACAGAACAAGAAGGAATTTGTATACCCTTTTGACACCGATGAGATACAGGAGTTTTTAAATGGATATAATATTATACTTGGTCACAATATTATTGGGTTCGACTCCCCTATTCTAGAGAAGTTTTTAGGGCTGTCATTCAGCAACCATAAGATTGTAGACACGTTAATACTATCTAGGTTATACAATCCTCAGCTAGAGGGAGGCCACTCTCTTAAGGCATGGGGAGAGAGATTAAAGTTTCCTAAGGGAGAGCATGATGACTGGAGTAAGGTTACGCCTGAGATGATAGAATACTGTAGACAAGACTGTGACCTAACTCACAAGGTCTATGACTCTCTTAGCGAGAGACTGGAGAAATTTGGAGACACCAGTGTAGCACTGGAACACGAGGTTCAGACTGTAGTGACTAAGCAGATACAGGATGGATGGCTACTGGATCAAGACAAGTGTTATGATCTGTTGGCACGACTTAAGCAACGTAAGATGGAGGTGGAGGATGAGGTACACCAAAGGTTTAAAGCGTTACCTGTTTTTGTTAAGGAGATCACGCCTAAGTACAACAAGGACGGTAGACTTAGCAACGTGGGGCTTAAGTTTCTTGGTGATAGTTGGACTAATGTATGCGGTACTCTAAGCCGTATAGACTGGCCGGAGTTTAACTTAGGTTCTAGACAGCAGATAGCTAGACACCTACAGTTTTACGGATGGGAACCAGAGACTTACACTGAGAAGGGTAACATTATTGTGGACGAAGCTGTGCTCAGAAAGGTGGAGGACATACCTGAAGCGAAACTTATTGCAGAGTATCTGCTACTGCAAAAGCGCATGGCACAGGTAGACTCATGGCTTGAAGAAGTAGGGGAGGACGGTAGAGTTCACGGTAATGTTAACACGATAGGTGCAGTAACTGGCAGGATGACCCATAGCAATCCTAATATGGCTCAAGTTCCTGCTGGCTACTCGCCCTATGGTGAAGACTGTAGATCATGTTGGAGTGTTCCAGATGGTTATAGATTAGTAGGTATAGATGCCTCAGGTCTGGAACTTAGAATGTTAGCACACTATATGAACGATGGGGAGTATACAAATGAAATCATCAACGGAGACATCCATACTTATAATCAAAAAGCTTCAGGAATCGCAACAAGAGACACTGCTAAGACATTTATCTATGCTCTCATCTACGGTGCGGGAGATGCAAAGATCGGAAGTATTATTGGGGGCAGTAAAAGAGATGGAGCAAAGCTTAAAGAGCTTTTTTTCAGCAACATCCCTTCTCTTAGAAATTTACGAGAAAGAGTTGAGAGAGCCTGTGCAAGAGGACATCTCAGAGGTCTTGACGGAAGAAGACTTGTCATAAGGTCAGCACACTCAGCACTGAATACACTGCTTCAGTCTGCCGGAGCAATTATTATGAAGAAATCTTTGACACTGTTAAATCAGTATGGTACACTACATAGTATAGACTTTAAATTTGTAGGTAATATACACGATGAATTTCAGGCAGAGGTTAGAGAAGATCAAGCAGATAAGTTTGGTTGGTTAGCTGTGGAGTGTATTAAATCAGCAGGACTTAAGTTTGATTTAAGATGCCCCTTAGATGGGGAGTTTAAAGTAGGTTCAACGTGGGCTGAAACCCACTAAGGAGGCATTATGAGTACACGTATTGAAAGTTTAGTAGACGACATTTACGCCTTAATGAAGGACAGAAACAGTGCTCACGGTGTAAACCCTGAAGAAGAGATAGAGAAATTTGGGGAAGCAATTAAGGAACTAATGAAGAAGGAGTTTCTTCCTAGTAAAACAGGACATGACGGAAGAAAACTTAGACTTTCTTCTATAGGTAAACCTGACCGTCAACAATGGTATAGTTTTAATAAGTGGACAGGGGAAAAAATACAACCCCATACCCTTATAAAATTTATGTACGGTCATTTAATAGAAGAGATGATGCTCTTTCTAATTAGAATGTCTGGACATGAAGTTACCGATGAACAGAAGCAAGTGTCAGTGGGTGGCATTAAGGGACACATGGATTGTAAGATTGATGGTACAGTGGTGGATATTAAGTCTACTTCTCCTTATGGCCTAAAGAAATTTAAGAATGGTACATTAGCTATGTCAGATGACTTTGGTTATGTAGACCAGCTAAAGGCATATGCCCATGCAGAGGGAAAAAGAAAGTTTGCATGGTTAGCTATGGATAAACAGAATGGAAACCTTGCATTGCTTCAGTATGATCTAGATGATACAACTCATCCTATGTACAAACATTATTCAGAAGATATAGAGGAGCGTATTTCCCATGTAAAAAAGTCCGTGAAGCAAGAAGACCTTCCTGCTCCATGCTCTTCTCCAGTACCAGATGGGCAGTCTGGAAATTTAAAACTATCTACAACTTGCTCTTATTGTCGTTACAAGAAACATTGTTATCCAGAAGTAAGAGCTTTCGCATATTCTACAGGGCCAAAGTTTTTAACAAAGGTAAAGAATAAACCTAAGGTTCCTGAAATTAGATTATAGGAGGTATGAATGGACTTCGTGACCATCATATTTTGTATAATGACTGGCCTAAAGGTCGTTGAATTAACAGCCCACTTTTTAAAATAGGAGGAAACTATGGCTCTAGAATTTAAAGTTATTAGCACACCAAGACATGACAGGTTTGAGGAAGGCATTACAGCTTTGCTTAATGATGGGTGGGTGCTACATGGCAGTCCCTTTGTATCTCAAACAGGAGGCATGACTCAGGCTCTTACGAGAGAAGTTAAGCCATCTAAAAAAGTTTCTAAAGATGCAGAAAAACAAGTACAGAAATAAGTTTGAGGAGGATGTAGCTAATAAGCTTGATGATATGGGGATTTATTCTGAGTACGAAAAGTATAAACTCCCCTACATCATTAAGAAAAACTATATCCCTGACTTTGTTTTTACACACTCCGTTAAAGAAGGTTACGTAGAAATTCTTTTGGAGTCTAAAGGGTTCTTTAGAGTAGGAGACACACAGAAGTACAAGGCCATAAGGGATTGCCTAACCAAAGACCAGAGATTATTTTTTGTTCTGTATAATCCTAAGAAGAAAGTCAGGAAAGGCGGTAACATCTCTATGTCTGAGTGGTGTGATAAGGAAGGAATCGGATGGTGTACTATAGAGGAGTTGTTTAATGTCTTTGCCTCATAATCAATTTATTAAAAGACTGGCTAATCTAGCCGAACCAGCTTTTCTTTGTGAAATATTAGGTATAACTTCTGAAGATATAATAGAGGAATTTAAACACCTAGTAGAAGAGAATGAGGAAGTCCTTAGAGAAGTTTACGATATAGATTTAAACTTAGGGGAGGAAGACGATGGATGAAAATGACGGAGACGAAAACCAAGACAACATGATGTTCATGGTTCCTGATATTTTAGTAGCCAGAATGGAACAAGTCAGAAGACTTATAAAGGATATGAAATCTGCGGATCAACAGCAAAAAGATTTTCTAGTTAAGGGAGCTACTCTTCTACTGGACAGTTGTGATCCAAGATACTACGGTGTTAATATGATGAAACGAGATAACGTAACACCAATAAACTAGGGGGCGTAGCTATGGACATAATAGCTTTAATAGTTACTATGTTGTTGATAGATGGAACAGTAACTTCTCAGGGGTATAAAGCACCACTAGGGACATCTGTTGAACAATGCCAAGAAGAGGCAGAAAATTTAAAAATTTATTTACATACAACACAACCAGTCCTTGACGTAAGCACTATATGTGTTACACTAACAGTACCACTTGATGAAAATAAGAAAGAAAACAAAAAACCGAAAGGAAGAGGTGTCTAATGCCTGATGTATTTACTAAGCAAGTAGGTGGAGATCATTACGCTAAACTAGAGATACAACCTACAGAGTATATAGTTAAGAATAAACTGGGGTGGTGTGAGGGTAACATTGTCAAGTACATAACCCGACACCAGCAAAAGGGTCAAGCCTCTGACATAGATAAAGTCATTCACTATGCAGAACTAGCAAAAGAACTTTACTACGGCAAGAAGTAGTAATGCTTTCTCCGTTAGTAATCTGCCTTGCTTTAAATATATACTGGGAGGCCAGAAGTGAGGACGCTAAACATGGTATATATGCTTTGGCTGCTCCTGCTTTAGTTGTTTTAAATAGGGTTAAACATAAAGACTACCCTAATCATGTCTGTGATGTGGTTAAACAAAGCGAAACATACCACAACGGATTCCCTAAGAAAAACAAATGCCAGTTTAGCTGGTACTGTGACGGTAAATCTGACAAGCCTAAAGATATGGTGGCGTGGAGATGGTCACAGAGAATAGCTGAGTTAGTAATTACTGGAGGTATAGAGGATGTAACTGAAGGAGCGACACACTATCACGCATATTATGTTAAACCTAAGTGGGTTAAACAGAAAGTGTTTATAAAACAAATTGGCAGTCACTTATATTATAAAGGGAAAAAGAATGGAAAATGAAACTAAGTATGGAATGGTTGTGCCTATATCAGACGAGATTGATTCAATTAAGTATCGCCAGAGTGGGGAAGATTTTTATGGTAAGGTAGTAAGGATAGCAGGAGCACTTAAGGATTCCCCAGATCACTTTGAGTCTTTTAAAGATGCACTGAGACATATGAGGTTTCTTCCAGCAGGTAGGGTACAGAACGCCATAGGAGCCACTAGGCAGACCACAGCGTTTAACTGCTTCGTGAGTGGAGCTATAGATGACAGCATGGACTCTATCATGGGCAGGGCTACAGAAGCCGCTGAGACTATGAGAAGAGGCGGTGGTATAGGCTATGACTTCAGTAGGCTACGTCCTAGAGGAAACAGGATTAAGTCCTTAGATTCTAAAGCGTCTGGAGCAGTAAGCTTTATGCAGATATATGATGCAGTGTGCCAGACAATAGCCTCCAGTGGTCACAGGAGAGGAGCACAGATGGGTGTCTTACGAGTAGACCATCCAGACATTGAACAGTTTATTACTGCTAAGAATGATGGCACTTCCCTCACAGGGTTTAATATTTCCGTAGGTGTTACTGATGATTTTATGCAGTGCCTAGAAGAAAAGAAACCTTTTAAGCTAAGGTTTGAGGGGGAAACTTATGATGAGATAGACCCTGTAGCTTTATGGGATATAATTATGAGAAGCACATGGGACTGGGCAGAACCCGGAGTGTTGTTTATTGATACCATTAACAGGATGAATAACCTCCATTACTGTGAGACTATTGAGGCTACTAATCCATGTGGTGAGCAACCACTACCACCTTACGGTGCTTGTTTACTAGGTAGTTTTAACCTGACTAAGTATGTAGGAGCAGGAGCATTTGACTTTGGTTTGTTTACTGGTGATATAAACAACGTAGTCAGGGCTATGGATAATATTATTGATAGGACTATATACCCTCTTAAGGAGCAAGAGCAGGAAGCCAAGAACAAGCGTAGGATGGGGCTAGGTGTGACAGGACTTGCCAATGCTGGTGAGATGTGTGGTAAACCCTATGCTTCTGAGGAGTTCATAGAATTTTCTAGAGAGATATTTAAAGTTCTTAGGGACTACTCATATGCTGCCAGTTCTGACTTAGCTGCTGAGAAAGGATCTTTCCCTTTATATGATGAATACCAGTACACTAAGGGTAAGTTTTATGCTACCTTATCTGCTTGGGTAAAACGTAAGATTAAAAAGAATGGCATGAGAAATTCTCACCTCACTTCTATAGCCCCCACAGGTACAATAAGTTTAACTGCGGATAACGTAAGCTCTGGCATAGAACCTCCTTATAGTTTATTTTATGACAGGACTATACAGGAGTTTGATGGACACCAGATACAGAGGGTAGAGGACTATGCCTATAGACAGGGTGTATCAGGTAAGACTGCTAACGAGATCAGTGCTCAGGATCACCTAAAGGTACTGGCTATGGCATCTGAGTACATAGACAGTGCAGTATCTAAAACTTGTAATGTGGGAGATAGTGTAGATTATGAAGAATTTAAAAACTTATATAGTGATGCGTGGAAGATGGGATGCAAAGGTATTACTACCTTCAGAGCATCAGGTAAAAGGTATGGTATTTTAAATGAAGTTACCAAGGAAGATACAAAAGCGGAAGCTTGTTTCATTGACCCACAAACAGGCCAGAAATCCTGCGAGTAAACCTAAGGATCTAACGTGGAAAGTCAAGTGGGTTTCTACGCTAATCCTTATATTCGGCATGACACTCACAAGCCAAAACCTATATCCCTATAATCTAGTGTTTCATATTATAGGGACTATAGGTTGGACTTATGTATCTATTGTGTGGAATGACAGAGCCTTAATAGTTATAAATAGTGTGGCCCTGTGTATTTTTATAAATGGTTTGATTGCTTACTTTGTAAAGATTATCGGATAGGGTAGTGTATCTTTTGGCATCTACTACAGTAGTTTGCTATGTTACCTTCTTTATGTCCTATAAGCGCACAGATAATAGACTTTAAAAATTGAGTCAAATTGCCTCTCCTTTTAAACTCATATGGTTCATATCTAGAAGTATATGAATACACAATGCCTAACATTATTGCCTGTTCTTCCAAGTAAACTCAGATAGTTCCCTGTTTTTACCAGATAGATACTGAGGTATTTCAGAATTATTTTCTAGTTTACTTAAGAGGAATAACCTTAGGTTTTTTATTTTCAGGAATATTTTGCTTAAGATTGATAATGACCATACCATCTTTAAAAACTGCATCACTGACCTCTATTGTTTCGGCTAAGTAAAAAGTTTTATTAAAGGATCTGCTTGCAACCCCTTTATAAAGAACGGTTTCCTTTTCGTTTTCCTTAGAAGAATTATCACCGCTAACAGTAAGTCTATCTTCCTTAAGAACTACTTCCACATCCTCTTTTTTAAATCCAGCTAGTGCTAATTCTATAGAGAACTCATTATCAGATTTCTTAATGATGTTGTGTGGGGGGTAGGTGGCTGGACTCTTCTCAGGTATTGCCCTAAGTGTATCAAATAGATTACTATAACCTACTGACCATCTATCAAAATTAGATAACGATGGTGTACTAAAGATTTTCCAATCACCTTCTAGTGAAACATTCATAGTATTTCTCCTTTATTAAGCAAGAATTAAGGAACCCATTATTGGCATCCCTTATAATATTATACTACAATTTTAGGTTAAAATCAATCCTAATATTTTTTCTTTTTCTTTTTGTATTTCTTTTTGGATTTCATTTTAGCTACTTTCATTGTTACCTCCTATTTATTGCCTGTCTTTATATTCTTGTGCTTTTTCTAAACCACCTCCAAACCAGTGGTAGAGTATTTTACCAAATATGGGAACAGCCTTAAGCAATCTCCCTTTATTTTCATCTGGATCTTCTGCTACTTTTGCCACAGTTTTTAACGCACCTTCAGCAAGACCAAGTGGGGGAATTTGACTAGCTACTAATTCTGATATATCTTGGCTTACAAGATGTTTTTGATATGTATACTTATTTAGACCGTATACCCCCATTAAAGACCACACTGCTTCTTCTGGCAAATCTTCTGGACTAGTAGGAGTACCTGAAAGTATGTTCTTTGTTTCCCTTACTCCTAAGTTTGCCAGTGTTAAATAAGACGCTAAACGAGCAGCGTTCATTGTGGCTTCCATAGTATTGCCCTTTTTATATTCCCCTATAATCTTGTTTCTGACTATATCATATTGTTTGAGAGTAAAAGATTTAAGCATATACCATATTCTTCCGTTGGGATGTCTTAAGTACATCTCAGGCATTTCTGATAAAGCTATGGGTTGTATATCTGCTAACTCATTAAACATCATAAACTTTACATTTTCTGTTACGTTACCTGCTTTAAGATCCTCTATTATAGAATCTGTTTCTTTGCCAAATATTTTACCCCACTTATCTTTAATCTTTTGAGGATTTTTTAATGCCCATCTTTGGTGTTGTTTAAACGAAGCATTTAAAAGAGTCTCTTTACCAAGCCTGTCTGCCCTTTTAAACCCTGAATACTTAAATAATTTTTCTAATGCTTTTGCATAGACACTGGGGTTATCAAATTCAGCACCTATTCTATCAGCAACTACGTCCGTCATCTTAATTTTCTTAGGAAGAACTAAAGAAGTTAAACCGTTTAGTGATCCCTTTAATGCTGAAACAGTGGCTACATCGCCTAGCTGTACTAAAGCAGAACCGGGGTTTGCTATTGTATAAGCATAACCTACGTCACGAATTTTTGACATAATACGACCCATAGGTTTTTCACCGTAGATAAAGCGAGCCTCTAATAATTCTTTTAATTCACTTAGTTGTGTTTGAGTTAAATTTTGATCCTCAACAAATGAACCAATAGAAGACGATAAATCTAAATCATCTTTCTCTCTAGACATAACTGCATAATCTTTTTGTTTACCAGAAAACTTACCCTTACCAAAAAACTTTCTACGCTCAATACTGTTTACAGCACCACGTATGTATTTTTCCAGAGCTGCCTCAGGTGCATCATAAAATTGAACATGATTTTCTTTAATCTTAGTCATTGTCCTGTCTAATACAAAACGAGGAAGGGGTTCATCTAAGCTCGGGCCGTGTCCTCTTAATACTTTGTTTGCTATATCAGTTTTTTCAGCGTCAGTAAGCTGTCTTTTCTTTTTTAAAACTGTCTCATAATAATGTTTGTGAGCTTTTTCTATCATGTTCCCTTCTTTATGACCTGCTCCGTATATATCTTCTAAAAGAGCATCCCTGTCTTTTACTACTCTGGGAAAATAATTCATTACATCTTTAAAATCATGTGTGTTTTTTAAACCATCGTGCAATTCAGCTAATATTTCTTTTACACCTTTAAAGTTTTCTACAAGCTCAGGAGCTTCTCTTGCCATTAGTGATTCAGCAACCTCAAAATCTCCATTAAACAAATGCCTACTTATCTGGTTCTTAGCATGACCTTGTACCTGACTTAATCCTTGGGCAAATGGTCTTATGCCATCCATGTACTTCATAGTATCTGCCTGTATTTTATGTTCATACCACCTTAATCTTATAAAAGCTTCCTCAGATATATTTTTAATTCTTGTGGACATAGAGCCTAAGTACCTGTCTAAATTCTTAGAGTAAAGTCTGGACAATGCACTGTCTTCTACTACAGCCTTTACATTAGAATTTCTTTTCCAGTATTGATCTGCTAACTCCTGTGCATTAAGATATTTTCCTTTTACCTTGACTCTCTTAAAAGCATTAAGAACAGTATCTTCAGTCAGTCCTGCTTTTTCTGCTATACGTGGCAAATCTTCAGCAGATAAGGACGTTAATGAGGGTCTTTCAGCAAACTCCTCATCTACCACTCTTTGTACTCTATTTATTACTTTCCCTGCTCCAATCTTAGCTACCTTACTACCGATAGCCCCTATAGCTCCGGGTATTGCTCCTCCCATAACTGTATATCCAGCAAGTTTAAGAGGGTCTACCTTGCCAGTTTTAGATAAATCTTCTGCTACGCTATAAGTTCCCCCTATTATTCCACCAGCACCAGCAGCCTTAGCTATATTAGCTAACTTAAATGCTCCAAATGCAGGTAGGGGTATTAAAGTCGTGGGGTCAACCAGCTCACCTACTATACTTCCAGCCGTAGCTGCGCCTCCTGCTTGTGGAACAAAGGAAGGGCCGTACTCTTCTTGTAGCTGTCGCTCTTTATATCTCCAGAGCATTTCCCTACGTTCTTCTGAAGTAGCTGTATCCCAGTTTTCCCCATATTTTTTTGAAGATTCCATAGGAGCCGTTTCTCCTAAAGCATTGAAGTCAATTCCTGTATAGATTGTAGCAGTATCCATAAGATACCCTGTTAATCCACCAGTTTTATCGTAGTGATACTTAAATTGTTCCCAAGAAGAACTACTTCTATCTTTGACTAGCTCACCGTTTACTACTCTATCTCCGGGTTCTGCTTCAATAGACTGTAGATTGGGACTATTGGCAACGTCTTCTTCGGTTAATCTAATACCTAAGTCTTGACGTTCTTGATCCTCTGAGTAGTTACGTACAAGAGAATCTCCTTCAATATGATCTCCGGGTTTTGCACCCCATTCCTGTAGTGTCTTGCTACCCTGAATATCATTTAGGGTAAGAACTGTTCTACCGTTATCCATGAGTTAATTCTTTGGCCTAGCTCTACCTACATGACCAAATCTATCCCCCGTCTTTATTTTTCCTGTATTACCCTTAGGTTTCTTATAAACACTCATCATTTCTTTTATTGCGTCTGGTAAGTACATAGGTTTTTCGTTTTTTTGCATATAAAGTATAGCAGCTTGAGTAATTCTAGCAGCTTCTTCTTTATTTGGCTCCCCATTAAAATTAAATCTTTTTTGTAGGGCATCTCCTAACTCACTATCTCCTAACCATGTTGAAGTATGCCCAAGCCACCTAGATCCCCCACCGCTAACAAAGTCCTTAACCGCTTTAACATTCTCATCGTTCATCTTTGGAATTAAATCTAAAATACGTTTTCTTTCTTTTGCTATTGCTGCTTTTTCTTTTGCTGAAACCAGTCCCTTTTTGTATGTTTCCTCAACATCAAGTTTTCTTTGTTCAAGCTTGCTTCCATACTCTGCACGTTTCATTTTCATAACAGTGTCAGCAGCATTACCATAGCCCATAGATGCAAAGTCGGCTGCTAATGAATCATATTCAGCTTCAGTTATCTTACCATCTTTTGATGCGTCCTTATATTTCTCCATCATTATTTTTCTATCGTTATCTATTTTAGCTGCTTTTGCAAGTTGCTTTCCTCTGGGTGTCTCTATCCCTAACATACCAGCACCCTGCTCAAGACCCCCTTGTAATGCAAGTTCTCCCTGTCTTACGTTCCTACTTATGTAGTCAGGTATGCTACCAAACCTTGCTTTCTGGACTGATGCTTGATCTTGAGCGTACATTTGATTTTGTAGATCATCATAACCAGTACCCATGCTTTTAAATAAACCTTCTCTAGCCATCAGTAAACTCCTTCGTCATCTAAACCAAAATCATCATACATTCCCATACCATCATCAACAGCACCACCAAAATCTTCGTCTATGCCAATATCGCCATAGTCAAAATCAAAATCATAGATATTAGACATATTATCAGTAATTTGTGCTACCTGTGACATCCCTTCTGCTACATCTCTAATTTCGTTATATCCAGCATCAGGCAATAATTCTGCTGCTCTGTTTAAAAATGCTCCTGCATTGGTATTGGCAAGATCCTGTACTGCTTGTTGATTTGTAATATTAGAATCTCCTACATTTTGAAGCATAAAAGGTTTATCCTGTCTAAAGCCCATGTCTTCGGTAGTTACTTGTGTTGGAAATTCGTCTGCTCCGAAATGTAAAGCACCTGACTTAATAGCATTGTTTAACTCGCCAGCAGTTATATATCCGTAAGGTGTCTCTATATATCTACCGGGATCAGACTGAGCTAAATCTTCTATTTGATTATCAAGATTTAAGATGCCTGTCTGAGCACCTCCTCCTCCGGCTTCTGGAGACTCCCACCTAGAAGTTCCTACAAAGGGGTCCATAAATATATTTGATGCTTGGTTAAGAGGATGGTAGCCACCCATTGCTTGACCAATAGCTCCAAAGAGTCCTATAAGCGGAGCACCAGCTACACCAGCAGCACTTAGTATAGAGGGTGCTAATTTACTTAAACCAAATCCCATCTTTTCTCCCCCAGTTAAATTAGGATCATAAAGAAAATCTGTTCCTCCCCTTATAAGCCTGTTTTGAAAAGATCTTCCAGCCCTATCTAAACCTGTATTATCATTAAACTTCCATCCATCTTTTGCTTGTGCTTGGTTAGTTTCTATATACTCTTGTACTGGGTTCGTAGGTTTTCTACCGGGTAGTGCTTGGCTTACGGATGCTGGTAAAGAGGGACCATAGCTGAAATCTCTATCTTTAGAAAACATACCACCAAAAGAAGGTAACGGAGCAGGTACAGAGTTTCGTGTGAAACCTGATTCATCTACTTCCCATCTTGATCTTGAAGGATTAAGAGGAGATAAAGCAGCACCAGCATTTACAGGATCTAAGCTAAATAACTTCCTGCTTGTAATATTTTTATAGGGACCAAATCCAAAAAATGATCTTTCTTGTTTATTAGAAGAAGCGGATTGTGGACCTATTGGACCCGGAACGAAATTTGGAAAAAATCTTTCAGTACCTACAAACTCTTTAGTCCCTCTAAATTTTTCTCCACCTTTATACCTCTGATTTCCTGTAAAATTTTGACTTCCTGTAAATCTTTCAGTTCGTTCTTTAGGTATTCCTTCATAAGAAATTCCTTTAGCAGTGTCTTTTTGTAATTGTTTAGATGCTTCTTCATCAATACCTTTTTTATTAAGAACATCAGCAGCATATAGTTCCCCTCTTGTTACAGGAGCATTTACAAACTCATTGACATTAGGATAAGTAAATTCTTTATCATAAGAGTTTAGACCATAAACACCAGAAAGTTCTTCAATATCTGATAATTCTGTATTACCTTTAGAAGTATTAAATAATCCAGTAATATTACCTATAATGTTATTTAAAAAACTAGGATCAAATTGTATATCTGCTGCTGGATCTACGTCCATATCAGCACTGGTATAAGTATCTTCACCTGAGGCTTTACGTTTACGTTTTTTACCTAAGGGAACAACTCCGGGTTTTCCTGTCTCATCATCTACAACAGCAACAGCCCCTCTGTCTTTTAACCACTCAACTAAAAATTCAGGTAAATCATCTCTTATTGTAATAGCCATAACAGTTCCTTATTGTATTAAGCAGATTTAACTTGTATAACAGTAGCAGGTTTTTGTGGTCTAAATAATCCTGATACTGCATTACCAAACGATCCTAGAGGTGTACCTGCTGCTGCTCTAGAGTTAGCTAACAGAGCTTCTCCTGCCTGTTGAGAAGCTAATCCTGAAGCTGCTATATTCCCTAAGCTTCCTCCTAGACCTCTACCCACATTAGCCATTTGTATAGGAACATCAAGAAGTCCAGTAGCAGTAGCCAAGTCTCCTTTTTCTCTACCCAGTAAACCAGATATTAAATCCTGTGCTCTAGAAAAAGCTTGTTGTCTTCTGCCCATATCTGCTGTTTCAAATGCAGTCTCTAGTGCTTCTCTTTCTAATGCTCCACCAGAACCACCTAAGCGTCCCTGAGCAAGTAAACGTGTCTCTAAGTCTGTTCTACGTAAATTTCTTTCTTTGTCTACTAGAGGTTGTTCTTGTTGATAAAATAAATCACCAGCTTCAAAAGGATCTAGTCCTGCATATTGCATAGCCTGTCCTCCAAATAAACCACTCCTGTCTAAAGCTCCTTGGTATATATTAGCTAACTGAGGAGATAAGTTAAGAAGTCCAGTACGACTATCCATATCAAAATCTGCTGTACCTCCAAGACCTCCAATACCAAAGGGTGCTCCTGCTGCTATTGCATCCTTAGCATTTTGTCTTAAAGCCTGTGCCTGAGTTTCTGCTGCCTGTAAAGCATTTGAAGCATTTGACCTAGACCCTAAGAATCCTAAACCTGCTCCAAGAAGACCACCAACTCCAGTTGCTCCTCCCAGTGCTTGACCTATTGTATCAAAAATACTCATAATCTTACCTCGTTTTTCCTTGCTTTGTTAATAATGTTGTAGACACTAAACTTGAAAAATCACCAACTACTTCAGTAATCATTTTTAATCTTACTACTTTAGCTGTTCTTGATAATGGTACTTTATATTCAGCAGGGCCTATCTTAGAACTGAACTTAGCTGTTCCGTATAAAGATGTAGATGCTCCGTATAGTGCAAAGTCATCGTCTGCTGCTAAATTAAACACCTTTCTAAGTGGATTAATAGAGTCATAGTCTACAAAAACCTGTAGTGTAGTGGAACACCCTCTTCCACCTGAGTAATTAAAGATAGCCTGTTTTAATATTTTAGTTATTGTAGGCTCACCAAAGTCTAACCAAGGAGTTGCCCATGCGTAGTTGTATAAGTTATTAGTTGTACTCCAACACTTTGATCCATCCCATGTTCCACCTGCTGTGCTACAGGCTCCTGAGGTTGCATTAGTAGATGTAGTATCTTTTATAGATACGTCATACCATCCTTCATACAAGGCTATATTAGCATCTAATCCTAGTATAAGATCACCACTTATTGTACTTACTCCACACAGAGGAGCATCTGCAAAATACCATGTAGTAATCTTTGGTACAGTTATTTTATTTGAAGCAGAAAAATCAAATACATAAGCCAGCTTATTAGCCGGAACCATCATTATTAATAAGCCTTCTTCCTGATGATATACAGATTTTATTGTAGACAAATCTGCTGTAGACAAAAAGAAGGATAAACTGTTACGAACAGCTATAGATAAATCAGATACAGGAGCTTTACCATCTGTCTCTGTAATACGTCCTAAGGACTGTAGACCCTCGTAGCTCATAAATAAAAGCTCTGCGCCTACATATACTATGTTATCTCTACCTGCTAATCCTACGCCCTGTATAAGCTCGTCTAGGACCATTGTAGCAGGGTTGGATGCACCAGAATAAATAGCTATATTGTTCTTACCAAAGATAACTATTTTATCCATAAGAGCACCTAAGCCTACAATCTCATCTGCTCCCCATACAGTCCTTAAGTCTAGTTGACCAGCAGCCCCTGTATTTAATTTCTCACCTATAAGGTTATCTGAGTATAACAAAACCCCCGGATCTTCAGTAATACCTCCGTACCACATACGTCCAAAGTTTCCTAAAGCACACGATGGATTAAATGTAGTTACTCCTGAAGGAGCAACATAAGCTCCCAAGTCTTCTACATCATACCAGTTAGTACCATCATAATTAATAGGTTTGTGGCCCGACTGAACACCCCAGAACTCATTATTAAAATTTATCCACTGCCAATTAGAATTTGAAATAGTCTGTGGAGATCCTGAAAATGATTGTGCCGTAAGTGTCTCTGGTGTAGTAGATGTATCTCTTTTATAAATGTATGCCCCGGATGCTACGTAGTATTCTGTAGTCCTGTCTGATTTAACAAACTCTCCTACAGATTTAATAGGACTTGCTACAGTTTTAGATACAGCCTTAATACCCTTACGTGGTCCTATGCGTCCTTGGAAGTCAAAGACTACATTACTGGACTCAGTAAGCCACTCAGGACCTAGAGTAGCTGCACTTCCCTGAGTATTAAGTCCGGCTCTTCCCATGCCGTCTAATCTTGTGGGTCTAAGCGGTTTAGGTGGCATACCAAACAGTCTCGTTTAAAGTTCTATTTGAGTCTTTACTAATAAAATCAGCTAATGCTTTTTCAAATCTACCGCCAGCTATACTTGCAGTTGTTCCTCCATCTTCTCCTCGTTCAGCTAATGCTAAGGAGTATGCTCCTAATACTACAGGTTGCTCCGGTACAGTAAGAGTAGTAGTAGCTTCTGTTAAATCATCCTGAGGTAAAACCATGTGTACCTTGATTGTATAAGCTGCGTCAGGAGTAGGGTAAAAAGATATGTCAGTACCGTTTAGCCTGTAAAACAATGGAGATCCATTTTGTGTAGTACCTACAAAAGTAAAATTATAGAAGTCTGCATCTGACATCTGAGGAATTACAAAGTCATTTGAGTCATCTATTACTTGCAGTATTGTAGTACGATTTGTAGCTGAGGGTATAGCATATGTAGCTGTAGATGCGCTTGTAGTTATTGTCTGAAGTGATCTTAAGAAACTCCAAGACCATGCGTCTTCTACTATTTGTTTAGCCTCATTAACAAAATCACCTATTAACTTTTGGTAATCATCGGCATCAGAATCAGCTAAGTCTCCTATCCAATCTGCTGCTACAGTATCTTCCCTTAACCTTCTTAGTACCTTATTAATAATTGTTCTATATGCCATTATAGCTAATCCTCACTTAAAAATAAATCTCTTTCTGCATATCTTCGCCTGAGAAGACCGGGAATTACTTTCTTATTTGCATACTTCCACTTTAAAAACTCATCAGCACAGCCTTGATAATCTTCCCTATTTAACTTCATTCTTGCTGTACTTCGTTGGAAAGCCCCTGAACCTACGTTATATACAAAACTACATATTGCTGAAAATTGGTTAGAAGATATTGGAACCTTAACTAATCTGCTTACTTTATATTCTATTGCTCCTAAGTCTCTCTTCATCAATTCTGTAGCTTTACTTTCTGTCACAGAAGGATGATCTGGTGTTACTCTTTTGTTATCTTCTCCGTATATAGATCCAAAACCTATTGTCCAGATTCCAGCTACGCACTTGTATGGGTCAGAAGAAAATCCTTCAAAGCTCTTTATTAAATCTAACCCTTTATCATTTATTACTTTGACCATTTACTTACTAATCTTTGACCAAACCAGAAAGAAATTATCACGGAAAATATACTTACTATTTCATCTGACCAAAGGTATTTAAAAAGCTCTACACTAATCATGTCAAAAGCAGACAGAAAAGTTAACAGAACAAATTCCAAAAAGAAAAAATATGTTATTACTGGTCTAACTGTCGCTGACAGGTTAACTACCCAAGTGCTTGCTCTCTTAGTTTGCTCATCAGCGTTCTTATGTACTGCTACATTAGCTTCGCCTACACTAGTGATTATGGCCTCATCTCTTCTATCCTGAGATTGTTGAGCCATTATCTTTAGCTCATGTTCTTTATCTCTTGCATCCTGCTTGGCATCCATATACTGTTTAAATATGGAAGGACCTGTAGAAGTAACAAAACCTAGTAAACTGCCTAAAAGTGAAATCATGTTATACCTTAGTCATACTTTGGAGGAGGGACATATTTATGTGCGTTGTTGTGAGAAGATAAATACTCTCCTCTAAAGTTTTCTAAATCGCTTCTTAACCTGTCTAATCTTATTTGTGCTACATCATCAGCAGCGTGAAGTTTTTCTAATTCTCTATGTTGTGACTCTAATCTTTCTACTGATAAAATTCCTGATATTACTTTAAGTCTTGTACGTATTTCACTTTCAAAACTAATACCAGCGTTTTCTACTTTGTCTAAATCGTTAGCTATACTTCCTAATTTCTTGGTAATAGTTTCTCTAAATAAATCAAAATCTTCAGATAAACTTTTAAGCTGTTGCCTAGCAACTGCCATAGCTCCAATTATTGCTACTAGAACACTGCCAATCTGAAGTAATAATTTAAGATCAATACCTGTGTCCATAACTAGGCGTGTTTAAGCTTATACAAAGTAAATCGTCCTGTAGAAATGTTTCCACTAGACATTAAAAATTGGAACGCATTACTCGCTCCAGCAGCAGCTACACTTGCAGCGCCATGCATAACATGAATTGAGGAGAAAGAGGATGATCCGTGTGCTTTTCCTACTATCCAAGTCATTGTAGTACATAAATTTGAATCTGAAGGGTCATAGATATACAGTGTGAAGTTAAAATTACTACCAGCAAAAGTATTATCTATATGTCCGGGATCAGTACCAGACATATGGATTTCAGTATCTGCTCCATCCCCTTTTGTTGTAAGGTTTGTAGTTGTATAACCCATATCCACAATCCACCCATAAGCAGACGCAGACGAAATATAGCTGCTTCCTCCATCAGTGCTGTGCCTTAGATACAAGTTAGCATTGTCAGTTGCTGGCCTAATTCCACTACCTTGTATTACCCAAACATCAGCAGAATCATCTACTCCTGTAAAAGCGATAGTAGCTGCATCACTTGCTGCTGAAGTCGAAACAAGTTCCATAGGACTCCCAGAACCCCAAGTGCCATTTCCAAGTAAAACTGTAGATGCACTGGGAGTGCCTGAAGCATCAAGTAATCCTACGTCTATTTTTGTAGTTGCCATTAATATCTCCTAACTTACGTTCCGTCCGTAGACTTTAATAGTTCCACTTTCAATATTCCCAGAACTAAATAAAAACTGAATGCCATCGGTGTCTTGTGCCGTGAGATGACACGCTGTTCCCATGTGTGAGTTAGGAATATTAGATGGACCAAATCCCCACACTCGCCAAGCAATTCGGGGATGATAGGCTGTGTTATTAGGGAGCATAATCTCAACTCTCCCATTTACCCCACCTTCATCAGCGTCACTTCCTTGACTTCGATTAGAAGTTACATCGTCCCCATTTAATGAAATTTGAGCAGCCGTTGTGTCCACATCAAATCTGGCACTAGTACTGTGATGGCTGGTACTTAAAATTCGCCAATCATAATCACTGGCTCCATTGTCGTAACTTGATCCACCATCTGTGGACAATCTACACCATAGATATACATTATCTGTCGCAGGGACTACGTTGTGAAAAAGAAATTCATAGCTATCGTACTTAGATGAGTCGAAGCCAGTAAAGTTAAACGTAGCTGCGTCTGAAATATCAGTGTCGGAAATAAGTGTTATTGGGTTTGATGGAGCAGCCCATGCATTATCACCTCTTAAAAATGTACTACTTGAGGCAGTACCAGTAGTACTTATCATTCCTATGTCTATTTTAGTTTGCGACATTAAATTCTCCTACAACTTTGCACGTTCAACTGCGATTAACTTTTCTTGGTCAGCTATCCATTTTTTACCATCATC